ACCACTATCTCGCACAAACAGCGAAGATGTGGACACTAAAGCAGAAGATCACGCATACGACGCATTAAGGTATATGTGCATGGCACAACAGATCAACAATGTTAATTATAATTCATGGGCGCACAGGGTTAAGGATACTGCCCCTGCACCCCGTGATATTGTGTTTGGGTACTAGGTATGGCTAAAGACATACAAAAAGGTCTTAATATTGACCTTAGCAATCCAGAAGACCCTTTCCGGCGTATTCTTGAGGGCATTGTCAATGCTTATGCCACTGATTTTGAAAACGTAGATGATCCACAGTTAAAGCCAATTAGAAAAATTGCACCGGGGATCATTGATAAGTTTGGAAGACTAGAGAATGTTCCACTTCCTTACGGAGATGACAGCAACAAAAAATTAACACAAAATTCTGCTGTACGAGTGTTTGAACAACTTGGCCTTATAAAAAACAACCCAGTAAAAGCTGGTAAAAGAACTATTGATAGCTACGACTTTACTAAGCTGATGGATGACGTTATCAATCAAGTTAAGACCGGGCAACTTCCTAGTGAAGCGTTGCAGTCGGCTCTTCCTGATTTGCGACCTACTCCTGTAAAAGCTACCGCAGGAAAAAGAAAAGTAGGTCAAGCAAGTGCAGAGGTCATCGACAATCCTTTGGCTGAAGAAGCACAGAAGTTTCTTGAAAGCAAAGGAAAACTACCGCCGCCTCCTGAACCAGAGCCAGAAAAACTAACCAACAAACAAGCTTTTGACAGAATAATTAATGATCCTAGAGAAGCAGAACTTATTGAAAAAGGTAAGTTGTTTTCAGAAACTAGAGCAAAAGAACGATTTGCTAGAATGCCGCTTAAAAAAGCCGAAGGCATAGCAGGAGAACTTGTCAAAGGTGACGCGGGTGCCCTAGAAAAAATGGGCCAGTTTTTAAGCAAAAACAAAGGTAAAATTATAAAAAGTATTGCTCCTGCCGTAATTGGTGGGGGTATTGGGCTTGCAGCAAAGGGAGCAGAGGCTCTCGACTACGCTATGAGTTCTAAACCAACAGGTCGTGATCCAGAAAGTATGTCAACACAGCAAATGGAAGCTTTGTTAGCGTCAGTTAAAGGAGGTGATCTAACGGATGAACAGCGTCTAGCTACAGCAGAAATGCCACCTGAAGCTAGACAGGCTGAGTATTTAGAAAAACAATTGGCTGAAAGAGCAAAGCCAATGGAGCAAGGCGCTGCTATGCAAGAAGACATACAGCGTAGCACTAGGTTTCAGGATGAAATGAAACGCTTAATGCAACGACAACAACAAAAACAAGGAACAGCACAATGAAACAGCTACTAAAATCAACGGCAACTTTCACGGTCCCAATGGGTCCAGTGCAGGGCTACATGAATGAAACTCCTGATGGCCCAGCCAAGCGTGAAAAGCTTGATCCGTTTACGAGCGCCGAGTATGGCGACGGCATTACAGCAGCCCCGTCCGTATCAGCAAAAACGGTTGACCCTGCTATCTTTAAAATGGCGGATGAGCGGGACTACTAAGTCTCCTTAATTAATATGGGATTTCTCGATATAGACGAAGACGGCGGCTCTGACACAGACCTAGCCATTGATGTACGTATGGCTGACGGCCCTGCTTCTAGTTCCTTTAGTGGACTTGTGGGGCACATTCGTGCCAAATTTCAAAGGGCAGAAGATGGTCGCTACTCCGATGAACAGAGATGGCTAAAGGCGTACAAGAACTATCGAGGGCTGTCTGACAGTCAAAATCCAGAACAACTCAGAGAATCAGAACGATCTCGTGTCTTTATTAAAATTACTAAGGTAAAGGTTCTTGCTGCTGCGGGTCAAATTGGTGACATCTTGTTTGCCAATAAAAAGTTTCCCATTGTAGTTGAGTCTACGCCTAATCCAGAAGGCATCCCTGAGTTTGCTCATTTAAAATCTCCGCAAGAAGCACAGCAAGAAAGTCCCTTTGGTTTTCCTGATGATGGCAAAGAACTTCTTCCCGGTGCTAAAGAAGCAACAGCACGTATAACGGAAAATCCCGTAACTCGCAACTTGGGTTATGAATACGACAGTGAAAACCTTGTCCCCGGTCCCGGCAAGATGGGCCAACCACAAATTAAACCGGCTGCTCTTGCTGCTGCCAACATGGAAAAAACAATCCATGACCAACTTTTAGATACTTCAGCAGTTAAAAAGCTACGCAAGTCTATCTTTGAGTCTTGCTTGCTTGGTACAGGCATCATTAAAGGCCCGTTTACCTACGACAAGACTATTCCACGTTGGCGGCGCAATGAAGAAGGAGAAAAAGAGTATGCTCCTATTCATAAAGATAAACCTAACATTGACCATATTTCATGCTGGAATTTTTACCCTGATCCCAATGCTTCTGGCGTTGAGGATGCAGAATACGTTATTGAGCGACACAAGCTTAATCGTCAACAACTACGAAAGTTAAAAGATGAACCTTACTTTAATAACGAAGCCATTGAAGAGCTTTTGGAAAATGGCCCCAACTATGAAGAGAAGTATTTTGAAGGTCAGCTACAGTCTGACCAAAATGATCCTATCTATTCTGAGTCGCGCTATGAAGTACTTGAGTACTGGGGTGTTCTGGATGCTTCGATGGCTAATGAAGCGGGTCTTGAAAGCTTCAGTGGGATGGATAGCCTCTCGTCTTATCAAGTAAACGCATGGATTTCTGGCAATAAAGTACTACGCCTAGTTATTAATCCATTTACACCAGAGCGCATTCCTTATCAAGTATTTCCTTACGAGGTAAATCCGTACCAAATGTTTGGTGTAGGCGTTGCCGAGAACATGGAAGACGCGCAGCTTCTAATGAACGGCCACATCCGCATGGCAATCGACAACCTTGCCCTTGCCGGTAATGTGGTGTTTGACATTGACGAAGCTATGCTGGTCCCCGGCCAGAACTACGATATTTACCCCGGCAAAGTGTTCCGCCGCCAATCCGGCGTTAGCGGCACGGCCATTAACTCAATTAACTTCCCTAACACTGCACCCGCCAACGCCCAAATGTATGACAAAGCACGGCAACTTGCGGACGAAGAGACAGGTATTCCTAGCATTGCACACGGCCAAACCGGCGTAAGCGGCACAGGACGTACTGCTTCTGGGCTGTCTATGCTTATGAGTTCGTCTACGTTGTCCATTAAGTCTGTTGTTAAGAACATTGACGATTATCTCTTAAAGCCAATGGGCGAAGCGTACTTCCAGTGGAACATGCAGTTTAACGAAGAACAGCCCGAAATTGAAGGTGATCTTGAAATTAAACCACGCGGTACTTCTGCTGTTATGCAGAAAGAGGTTCGTACACAGCGTCTTGTTACGTTGCTCCAGACAGTTGCCAACCCAATGCTGGCACCGTTTGTTAAGATTCCAAATCTTATTCGTGAACTTGCTATTTCGCAAGACATTGATCCGAATGAGCTAGTTAATGATGTTAACGAAGCAGCTATTTTTGCAGATGTATTGAGAGGTCTGAATGAGCAACAACAACCAGCAGAAAACAGCGTTCCACAAGCTGGGGCCGCTCCTCAACAACCCGGCGGCATGGGTGGCGTTGGAGGAGTACCTGTTGGAGCAAACCCAGCAGATGTCTCGGGCGTTGGTGGCGGAAATATCGGAGTTGGAAGTGCGCCGCTTGCAGGGGAAGCTGGCTTTACTGGAAACCTTGCTGAAGCTGCGGAATAACTACGAGAATATGAAAAGGAATAAGTAATGTCGTTTTTGGATGACCAAGCATCGGGGCAAATTGGGATTGGCGAAAAAGCTAATCTTAGTACACTAACTCGTACTAGGCGCAAAGCGTAAAAAGGGTCAAAGACCACAGGGTACAGAAACGTATTCTTTGCTGCCTCAAAACGAGTTTACCGACATTGTTAGTTCTCCAACAGACATTCAGCAAGTAGGTATTGGAAACTTGCTAACAGCCCAAGGCGCTTCTGCTGCCGATGTTCAGAATGTTTTTGAAAGATACAAAACTACTGGTGCTGCGCCAATTGGAGAACTAGGTGATGTTCTGTACCCCCAGCCAGAGGACGATGACGACGACGACGATGATGATGACGATGATGATGATTTAGTTACTGGAAGTGATCCGATTGTTGATCTGGCTGACACTGGTATTGATGAGCCGGGTAATCTTAATAATCCAGAGACTCCCCAATCAATAACTGCAATGTCAGCAATGGGACAGGATTTGTTTAGTGGTTTAAACTTAGGAATAGGTAAAGAAATAGGTCTTCAAGCAAGCGGTCTTTTCTCTAAAGGCGAAATGATGCCAAATGTTGTAAGTAGTCTTTTTGACCAAGCAGAGAAGGGAACCTTAGCTGATAAAGACGGCAATAAAATATCACAAGAAGACATTTGGAGTGTGTTTAGTCAAATAGATGATACAAGAGCCGGTGGAACTGGGAGCAAAGACACAACCTATCAAAACAATGACCCCGGATTTACTGCTAATTTTGAAAGCCCCGGTGGCTCCGGTGGCGGCGGTAGTGCCGGTACGGGTGGTAGCGGTATTGCTGCTGTTAGTAGAGGTGGTAGACAGGGCTATAGCAACACAGGAATTGATAGTGGCATGTTTGGTGAGCCTAGTGACCCTAGCATTCCTGATCCTCCATCTGTATCAGATCAAAGCGTTGCCGAACCGGGAACAGAAGGCCCAGACTTTTTTGCTTCCGGCGGCACCGTAAAAGCCAAAAACAAAAACTCCTTTATGTCTATGAAAGGCAAGTAGATGTTTCCAGATTACATGACACGCTACAATCCGCTTGATAGAAAAAGACCTAGCTTTATGCAAGAGGGTGGTATGGTGCCGGTTGATGGTGAGGGCAACTTGCCCCCAGAAGCTGTTGCTAGTGATGTTGTTAATGGCGCACCAATGGGCATGGTAGATGTACCTAATGGTGGCGGACCAGTTGACGACGGTGTTCCCACGGAGTTGCCGGAAGGCACTGTTGTTATTAACGCAGCAGCTATCCGCCTTCATGGCACAGAAACTATCGACAATCTAATTAATGCTGCTGTTGACGAGCTTCTTTCAGAAGGCGTCCAGATTAGCATGGAAGACCCTAACCCAGAGGATGATGTGCCGGTGGCTATCTCCAATGGTGAGTATGTTATCCCACCAGAGGTTGCAGAGAAGATTGGCTACAAGAAGCTTGAGGACATGAACGAGCGTGGCCGTGCCTACCTTCAGAAGCAACAGGCGCAAGAAAAGCAACAGGCAGAGGCACAGCAGCCCTCACAGCCCTCTCAGCAGCCTCCAGAGGGCTTCATGGGGCCACCCATGCCACAAGAGCAAGCAGGGCCACCACAGGCTCCTGTGCAGTCTGAGCAGCAAGCTATGGCTATGATGGGGATGATGGGCGGCGGTCGAGTGCCATATGCAAGTGGTATTGCGACAGTAGCAAGACCAAAAGCTCCAGAAGTACAGGAGGCACAGGTTGGTGGGGTTGCTAATTTAGTAGACAAATTTATGGACACGTTACAAACAGGCATTGAAAGGCTAACTGGTGGCAAGTACGAAACAACGGCAGAAAGTTTGCCTGTAGGATTAACCGGAACAGCTACCGGAACAACTTCAGGGTCATTGATACCAGAAAACAGGAAAAAGTATGCTGATGATTTTGTAGAAAATCCTGCATTTTCTAAAGAAACAATGCCAACGTATATACCTAAATTTAACACCCCTCAAGCTAGGGCACAAGGTGGTTTCGTAGGAGATTACAATTATGCACAGCCGCAGCAAGCGACTATGGGCACTCCCTTTCCTAATGCTGTTGATTCTAACCCACAGCAATCCCAGTCTTTCTTACGACCAAACGACGCAAAAAAAAATTCTAGGGTAGAGTTAGAAAACGGAGATACAGTAGAAGAACCCTCATTTATTAATAGGGTTAAATCAAGTTTAAAAGACGTAGCTCAAAAGTATGTAGACAGTAGTCCTGTAATGGTTCCAACTGAAGAGCAATTAAAAACTAAATTTAAAGAACCAGAACCAAGCATACTTTCTAATGTACCGACCAATCAATTAAATTACCAAAAAGAAAAATTTGCAAAAGAAAACGCTGCAATTAGTGACTTAAATACAGAAGGTAAAATACAAGCTAGACAATCTTACTTATCAGACACTATTCCAAATACTAGTGTTACTGGTGAACAAGCTGCTCGTATTATTGCAGGAGAAGTAAATCGTGATGCGTCTGATTTAGAAAGACAAATGATTCTTGACACTTTTATAAACAGAGGAAATTCATCTCTTCCTTTTCATCAGCAATCAGTTAAGGATTTAGAAAAACTTCCCAGCCAGTATCAGACTTTGCGCGATCATTCAGTTTCAGAAGATAGCCGTGGCAACGCTACAATAGTAAATAGCAGGGGTGACCTTGTTGCTACCGCAGAAGATTTAGAACAAGCTAAAAAATTTGTAAAAGAATCTGACGTAATAACTGGAAAAAAAGCACAGAGTGAGGCTACTCATTTTATAACTCGTGACTTATTTGAAGAAAATCAAAATAACCCCAAATATCAAATCACAGACAAAAACGGGAAAAAAAGAAATTTGGGCACGGGAAGTTTTGGAGGGAATTTAAGCACACACGAACAAGCTTTTACTCCAATACCAGTTAGCCCCGATAGTCGTCATTTATTTTTTAAAGAGAACATAGTTCAAAAAAAAGCTACTGGCGGCTTTATAAACCCCTAAACATAATTCCGACAGCCACCTAGAACGTAATGTTCTGGCCCTGTCATTTTAAGACCAACCGTGGCTACCCATAGAGATATGGCCCCGCATGGAGGTGACTATGATTGATACCCCTAACTCAAACGAGGAACTAAACGAACCTACCCCATACCAAAATAACTATCGGACTCGTCTTGACGAACCTGAAGAACCTACGGACACCGAGGCATCGGCCACGCCGGAAAGTAAAGCAAAAGTAGGCAAGACCGACAACGATAACCACAATTTTAAAAAACGATACGATGATCTCAAGAAACACTACGATCAGAAGTTATCGGATTGGCGACAAGAAAAAGAAGACTTGCTTGTTTCTAGTAAACAAACAAAAAAAGAAAACATCAAGTTGCCAAAAAGTCAGGAAGACCTTGCAAAGTTTAAAGAGGAATACCCTGACATCTTTGGAATTGTGGAGACTGTTGCACACATGCAAGCAGATTCTCGTGTAAGCGACATTGAGGAACATCTTGAACTCCTTCGTGATCGTGAGCGTGATCTGGAACGTGGGAATGCCCAGAAAGAACTTTTATCCATTCACCCTGATTTTGTTGAACTTAAAGAAAATCAGGACTTTATTGATTGGTTAGAAGAACAGCCTGAAAGCATTTCAAACGGCGTGACACAAAACGCAACAGACGTTAAATGGGCCGCTCGTACCTTAGACCTCTATAAAGCGGACAAGGGTATTTCAAAAACCAAATCTAAACGGTCAAACAATAACTCTGCGGCAAAGCAAGTACGGACTTCTAACACTACCCGTGAAATTGCAGACCCGCAGGGAGATAAAAAGATTTGGACTTCTGATGAAATCTCTCGGCTACGCCCAGACCAATTTAATAAATTAGAAAAAGAATTGGAACAGGCTAATCGAGAAGGAAGAATTAGACCTTAACCAAAAACTTTAACGGAGACTATTATGGCTTATGCAGTTTCGGCTGGTTACGAAAACTTACCTAACGGTAATTTCGTCCCAGCTATCTACAGCCAAAAGGTTCTTAAATACTTCCGTCGTGCATCGGTTGCAGAAGCAATCACTAACACCGACTACGCGGGAG